GCACGAACTAACTCCATCGCCGCACGTATCGCAGCTGTCGAGAAGTACCTGACGCGTGTTGTCGACGGTAAGTACGGGCTGGCCATCGACTCCACCTCGGCTAACTCACTGGTGCAGGCACTGGCGGGTAAGTACCGGTACAAGATCAACACGAAAGGTGCGCGCGACGAGAAGCCTGAGAAGTCACACCCATGGTCAGACGTAGCTGATGCGTTCCAGTACCTGTGCCTCCATGCGGACGGCGGTGAGACCTTCGGCGGAACAGTCGGTGGCGACGCCCGTAAAAAGGTCGTGAAGGTGTCCTCCCGCGGCTGGACGTGATAAGTTGACATGTAAACACATAAGTTGTATTATATCCGTGACGTCACAGATGAGAATTTATTATGGCGCTAGGCCCGGCCCTTATTCCTGTTGCTCGCGCCTCTGATCTTGAGGCTCAAGCACAGCGCGCTTCCGCGGAGAAGCAGAACAGCACCTTAATGCAAGGGCTGTCTTCCCACGTCCACAAGCGTTGGGAAGTTATGCGCGACCACCACAGAGAGAACTTGGAGACCCGNCTGGCGAAGTGCGTTCGTGCTCGGAATATGGAGTATGACCCCGCGAAACTTGCTCAAATCCAAGAGCAGGGCGGCTCAGAGATTTTTATGGGCATCGTTAGTTCCAAGTGTAGGACTGCTACAGCTTGGCTGCGCGATACGCTTTTAGGGACGGGGGCTGACAAGCCTTGGTCTATTGGCGCTACACCTATTCCAGAAGTATCCCCCGACGTCGCTCAGGCGATGCAGAACATAATGCAGCAGAACTTAATGCAGTATTATGCCAACGGTGGTGAACAACCTAGCCCCGAAGAGCTGGAACAGCTTGCCGCGGGTATGAAAGACACGGCCATGCGGTCCATGAAGTTCGAAGCTGAAAAGCGCGTCGAGCGGATGGAGACCAAAATGGAAGACCAGATGCTTGAAGGGGGCTTCACGAAAGCCTTGTTCGAGTTCACGAACGACGTCGCCACATTTCCTTACGCGATCCTCAAAGGTCCGATCCCACGCAAACGCAAAGCGATGAAGTATGTCGACGGCGTTTTGGGCGTCGCAGACGTACTACGGGACGAGTGGGAGCGGGTTGACCCGTTCAAGTTCTACTGGATGCCTTGGGGTGATGACATTCACTCGATGCCGGTTGCGGAACTGCACCACCTTACACGCGACGACGTCGAGAGTATGCTCGGTGTTGAAGGGTACGACGAAGATGCGGTGCGTTCTATCCTGTCTAGCTTCGGTTCGGCCGGGTTCAGCTGGTTAGACCACAACCAAGACCTCATGGAAGACGTCACAGGGCAGGACTTCGACGAGGCAAGCACAGATTTAGTCGCCGCTCTCCAGCTCTGGGATACAATCCCCGGCGATGTTTTGATCGAGTGGGGGCTAGACGAAGCCGATATTGAAGACCCGCAGAAGTCTTACCCATGCGAAGTGTGGATGATCGACAACATCGTTGTTCGGGCTGTTCTTAACTACGACCCTCTCGGGCGTAAGCCGTACTACCTGACGTCGTTTGAGAAGGTTCCGGGCCGTATTGATGGTAACGGGGTCGCTGACCTGTGCGTAGATGCCCAAAACATGTGTAACGCCGCTGCTCGGGCGCTTGCAAACAACATGGGTATCTCTTCAGGCCCGCAGGTTGGCATTAACATTAGTCGTTTGCCAGCAGGCGAAGACATTACTCAGATGTACCCGTGGAAGATTTGGCAGTTCCGCCAATCGGATTTTGCGGATTCAACACCACCTATGAGCTTCTTCCAGCCGAACTCTAACGCGCAGGAACTTATGGCCGTGTTTGATCGCTTTATGGCGATCTCAGACGAGGTATCAGGTATCCCTCGCTACATGACGGGACAGCACGTTCCGGGCGCTGGACGGACCTCTTCGGGCCTCTCAATGCTAATGTCGAACGCTGGTAAGAGCATCAAGCAGGTTATCAGCAACATCGACCATGATGTAATGAGACCAATGCTAGAGCGTCAGTACCAGCGTAACCTCAGGTACTCAGATGATCCGGACTTAATTGGTGATGTACAGATTGTTGCAACGGGCGCGATGTCGCTGGTCGTTAAAGAAGCTGAAGCTGTCCGTAAGACTGACTTCCTCCGTCTTGTGCTGGAAAGTCCGGTGGCACAGCAGATTGTTGGCTTACCGGGAACGGCTGAGCTACTCCGCGACCTCGCGGGTAATCTTAACACCAACGTTGATCGTCTTGTTCCTAGCAGAGAAGATGTTCAGAAGCAGCAGGACCAAGCGCAGCAACAGGCTATGATGATGCAAGAGATGCAGCAGCAGCAGCAAGCCGCGCAACTGCAAGAAGACGGTACACCCATGGGGGGCCGTCAAGATAACACGATGAGCCCACGTCCTAACGGACGGTAATGTGTGTACGTGTTGACACTTTAACGCATTTCAGGTAGCCTGAACTTATGATTGACTTGAATCTTTGTGACCCGAAGCACGTTAAAGCATTGCTCCGGCTTAAAGAAACAGGTGAAGCTGCTCTGTTAGGTCTTTTTAAGGCTGAATCAGAGCTAGCTAAAGCGCGCCTAGTAAGCGCAACCGATATGGTATCAGTCCACCGGTTGCAGGGACGTGCGGAAGCATTTGAAGACCTACTGACGTCGATTGAAGAAGCGGCGAAGGTAGCTAACCGCTCGTAAGAGCAAGACGAAGCACACCAAAGACGGGAGCAGCCTACCTACGGGCGCTGTGAAACAGAGTTGGTGCTTTAAGGAGAACCATATGGCGTTGCCAAAACAAGTACAGGCCCAACTTGCAGAAGTTGAAGCATACGAAAAAGCGTTAGAAGCCCAGAGTAACCCTCAAGATGGTGAACTGGATACGGAAACGGAAGTAGTAGCTGAAACCGAAGAAGCTCCTAAACTTGAAAAAGCGAAGCCAGCTGACACGCCTCCAACGGACGTAGAGGAAGAGACATTTAAGCAAAAGTACAAAACCCTTACAGGTAAGTACGACGCTGAAGTTCCACGGTTGCACCAGCAGGTGCGAGAGATGACCGAGGCAACAAAGCAGCTCCGAGAAGAGCTGAAAGCGCTTAAAGTCGAACCGACAAAGTCGAAGGAGAAAGTCAGTTTAGTAACTGACGCAGATCGAGCCGAATTTGGTGAGGACTTGCTTGACGTTCAGCGCCGAGTTGCGCGGGAAGTATCGGAAGAATATTCTGATCGTCTCGGACAACAAGACGCGGTTATTCAGAAACTGCAAAAAGACCTTGCGGCAACTGGCAGCCAAGTTGGAGAAGTGAACTTTAGTCAGCGATTAGCACAGCTAGTTCCTGATTTTGCTCAAATCGACAGCGACGAACGTTGGATAGCGTGGTTGGACGAGCATGACCCTATGCTCAGAGGCCCGCGTAAAGCCCAAGCTCAGCAGGCGTTCAATGCCGGTGACGTAGAAGCCGTAGCCCACTATGTTGGACTTTGGAAAGAAACGTTAGCAGCACCGACCGCAGCGAAGCCGAACCAAGCCGAACTCGAGAAGCAGGTTGCACCAAACCGTTCTGCTACTTCTGTGCGTACACAGAGTACAACTCAGAACTCTAAAATCTATTCGCCGAAAGACGCAGATAGAGCTTGGAGTAAAGTGCGTACCCTGAATACACGAGGGCAGTACGCTGAGGCGGAAAAACTTGAAGCTGACTTAACTGCTGCGTATATGGAAGGCCGCGTTCGAGTGTAAACTCAACGTGTTTACATGTAAGCAGTTATTAAGTCTTAACTAACTTAATAGGAGGCCAACATGGCTGCTGTATTCCCTGTCGTCGGTTCCGGCGCGTTCGACACTACCCCATCTTATTCCGGTGGTTTTATTCCACAACTATGGTCGCAAAAACTGAACGCTAAGTTTTATGCGCACACCATGATGACTGAAATTTCCAATACTTCTTGGGAAGGCGAGATCAAAAACCAAGGCGATACAATTCGTATCCGCACTGCACCATCCATCACAATCAACGATTATGCTGGCGCTGGTACAACGCTTACTTCCGAAGTTCCTGCACCTATCTACCAAGATATGCAGATCGACCAAGGCAAGTATTTCAGCGTACAAGTAAACGATGTGCTTGCGCACCAAGCGGACATGGACTTGATGAACATGTTCACTGAGGACGCGGCTAAACAGCTGAAGATCAATATCGAAAACGATACGTTCTTTAACTGGTTTGTTACAAACGGCGCAAACGCTTCTAACAAAGGTGCGACCGCTGGTGCCATCTCAGGTGCGTATAACTTGGGTACTGATGTAGCTCCAATCGACCAATCAACTCCTGCGAACGTCTTGAACGCGATCTTGCAGATGTCTTCAGCTCTTGACGAGCAAAACGTACCCGAAGATGGCCGCTGGCTCATCATCTCACCACGTGATCGTCAGTTGTTGATGCAAACAGACATCGCACAAGCGTACTTCACAGGCGATCAGTCAAGCACCATCCGTACCGGCAAAATTGGTATGCTGGACCGCTTCACTGTGTACGTGTCCAACCTGCTGCCAAAAGGCCAAGCAGCTAAAGCGTTTGTACCGGGCTTGTCTGCCACTTCTGGCGGCGCAACCGTTACTAACGCTAAGGCTCGCCGCATGATGGTAGCCGGTACGAGCACAGCTTGTTCCTTCGCTTCTCAAATCAGCAAGACTGAGCCACTGCGTAACCAGACTGACTTTGGCGACATCGTTCGTGGCCTAGCTGTGTANGGCCGCAAGGTTGTTAAGCCTGAAGCTCTCTGCACCGCAATCGTCGGTTCAGCCAGCTAATCACTGGTCTAACGGGAGGGGCTAACGTCCCTCCCTCTTACTTGCAAAGGGGCAGACCATGGCAACCGTAAAAGTTATTGATATTATCCGGAACGTAGAACACGTTCTGCAAGACACCAGCATTCGCTGGCCGCGCACCGAACTCCAGAACTGGTTGAACGAGGCGTATCTAGCGATTATCCTTATGCGCCCTGATGCAAACGCTAAAACAGGCACATTTACTTGCGCAGCAGGGTCTAGGCAGCAGCTAAACGCTCAGTTTGCTTCTGGCCTCAAACTCTTAGACGTGACGCGCAACCTAGCGTCTGCTTCTGACAAAAGAGCAGTACGCCTCGTATCCCGATCTGTATTGGATGACCAACGCCCAACATGGCACGGTGAAACAGGCACGGTGAACATCCAGCATTATATGTACGATGCGCGCCAACCAAAAGAATTTTTTGTGTACCCGCCTGCGACAACAGCGGCAGAAATCGAAGTGATTTACGCTGATGCGGTTATTGGGCATGACCTTAGCGAAAGTGCTCTGGACCCTACAGGTTCAAACGCTACTGTAATTTTGCTAGATGACATTTACAAAAGCCCGATCACTGACTGGGTGCTGTATCGTGCGTACTCGAAAGACGCAGAGTACGGTGCGAACGAGCAACGGGCAGTGGGTTCCTACAACGCGTTTAATACCGCACTGGGAGCTAAAACTCAGGTGGACGCGGCGGTATCACCGCAGCAATCCAGTTCGGTGACGTAAAATGGCTAAGACGTGGGCAAACTTTCTTCCGTATGTGCAGCCTCACGTTCCGGGCTGCCCGGAGATTGTCGTAAACACACATCTGCAAGAAGCGGCGGCTGAGTTTATTGGCCGCAGCGAACTCTGGAGGTTTGACATAGAGTCGGACTTTACCAGTAAAAATACGTCTGACTACGAGATCGACGTCCCTAACGGTGCAGTTTTAGAAAACATCCTAACTTTGTTTGTCGATGGTTCCGCTGCCAAACGCGTCAGTGACCGGCATTACCAAGCGTCAAACACTAACGCGAACTCTGCGCCTTCGTCGTTCAGCATCTACCAAGACAACCAAATACGGTTTTTCCCAACACCGGACCGAAAGTACACTTTCGAGGGCGTCGGCGTCCTGAAGCCGTCTCTATCCGCGACAGGCGTAGAAGACTTTATATTCGAAACACACGGGCGGTCTATCGCTTGCGGGGCCATTTGGCGGCTCGCGATAATTCCGGGCAAAGAGTGGTCTAACCCCGAAGTGGCTATGTATTACAAAAGCGAGTTCTACAAACATATGGACGCTGCCAGAGGGCGAGATACGCGAAGAGTTAATCTGCGTATAGCGCCCGTAGGGTTTGATCGGGCTACAGCTCGCGGAGGAAGATAATGGCTTCAACTTTTAAATACGTGCAGGGCGACACTGGCCCTCAAATCAAAGTTGCATTGACCGAAGAAGATAGCGGCAACGCCGTTGATCTCAGCGGAGGCACTGCGACGCTTCACTTCCGCGCCGCTGGCGAAAGTCAGGTTTTGTTTTCACGCAGCCTGTATGTGAACCCCGATACCGCGACAAACGGTGAGGCGGTCCTCCAATGGGCAGTCGGCGACTTGGATCAAGAAGCCGGTGCCTACGAAGGCGAAATCGAAGTGGTTCGCAGCACAGGTTTACGCGAGACGCTATACGACAAACTCAAGTTTAAGATCAGGGAAGACTTTGCTTGAAACTACGGTACGCAGTAAAAATAGCGGCTGTTAGGGCTGTTTACACGCAGCTGGGAGTTACTACACAAACCTCGGTCAGCGAAACTGCGGCCATTAAAGCTGCTTACACGCAACTGGGGATTACTAAACAGACCTCGGTCAGCGCAACTGCGGGTATATTTCGAGCACAACGCCTCGGGGCAAGCATCCAAACCCTGAACCGCATTGTTGCATCCGTGCAGGAAGGCAACTTCATGCTTTTCGCCGCGTTGTTCGATACGTTCTACATACGGGATGGGGCCGGTGCTTCTGACGCGGCGGTGTTTAATTTCTTTAAGACACTAACTGATGATGCTGGCGTTGCAGAAGAAGCAACTAATTCGTTTATGAAAGCACTGGCACACACTGCCACCCTCGGCGACGAAATTGATTTCTTTGCTTTCGGTAAGTCCTTCCAGAATACTTCCGCTGTAGCCGAGGCGTACGCTGCGCACATCCAAAAGACCCTCAGTGATGGGTTCTCAGTTGCAGAAGACGCGGCGAGCTTGCGCCCCCACAAGAGTTTATTTGAAGCTCCAGCCGCAGCCGACGAGATCAACAATTTTGGCGTAGGGAAAGCCAGCGCAGATGCACCTCTTGCGTTGGATGCGCATTCTGTCTCCTCGGGTAAACTGCTAACTAATACGTCAGCCGCAGCCGACGAGATCAACAATTTTGNCGTAGGGAAAGCCAGCGCAG